TGAAGGTGAAAATGAAGGTGAAAATGAAGGTGAAAATGAAGGTGAAAATGATGATGAAGAAGTAAATAATATACCGTTCAAGAAGATAAACATACCCAATGATAGCATAAGAGTTGTAGAATTAAGCGGTCAAGTTATAGAGTTATCACCTACATTAGACGATACTTTAGTAGTTTCTGATTTTGTAGACGAAGATGAAACAAAACCAATTGAATTAAAATCGGACGCATTCGTGAGTGTTAATAAGGTGTTAGATGTAAGTGATACTGAGACGGACGAGGTAAGTGGAAGTAATTTAAGTAAAAGTGCTTTAAAAAAACTTAAACTCTCCCAACTTAAGCAGATCGCAATGGGGAAACATATTACAGTTGACGATGCTATGACGAAAAATGCAATTATTGATATTTTAACGGCAAATTAAATCTTAATCATATATATATATTATGTCTTATATACCAAGCACTAATTACACAAATTTCGACTCAAATATTAAACCGTATAGTTTTTTTTCGTTATTAGTAAAACCAATGCACGAACCAATAATTCCATCAATCAAGAATAATAATGGTGGTGAATTAAAGGCATTTTGGCAACCAGAAGCATTAGATAATAATAAATTAATACTAAATTCGTCTATAAAAACAAACTCCGATTATCGTAAGTATATGACACAAAAAGCAACTATCATTAGAGACCATAATATGCGTAATGTAATGAAGTAATTATACATCCATATCATCGGAATCGGAACTGTCGGACAATAGAATTACATTTGAATCGGGTTCAATTCTCTTACGATTTCCTGTTTTTATACTACGTATTATTGCCTCGAGTCGTTCGTTATTTTCAGATGTAAAAGCCGAATCTAATAATATATTTATCATTTTATTCAATCCGACATCATAATAAGAAATATCTATTCCCAATTTAAGGTTATCAAAATCAACAAATTTGTCGTATAATTTATTCTCGGTTACTTCAATGACAATATATATACTATTTCCTTCATATAATTCATTTATCGTTGCCTTATTGTCGTTTGTAATTACAACTTTATTATTTGATGCAATTATTCGTTTTATGTCTATTCCGTAAGTTGGTATAAATGTTAAATTTATATCTACTGATTTTAATTTCGTAATTATATTATCTATATTATCCTCTACTTGTATATAGAAAAGAATTGTATTTTTAACATTAGAATCATAAACACAACAATTCATATGCTATTATTATATAAAATATGTTTATATTAAGATTTGAATCAATAATATTTATTCATCGCATTATAAGTATTTTGTGAAAATGTGTATATATACACTTCTTGTAGTGTCTATATAGAAATGAAATTAGTTAGTTTTGACGTAGGAATAAAAAACATGGCGTATTGTTATTTTGATATATCTGGTGAAAATATCGGTATTAAGGATTGGAATGTAATTAATTTAATGCCTGATGCCAATAAAAACACAGTGTTATGTAATATTAATATTACAATAAAGGGTAATAAAAAAAAAAATATTGAATCGTCTATTAAAGAGTGTGGTAATAAAGCTAAGTATACCAAGGGCGAACTGTGTTTTTGCGAGAAACATGCTAAGATGAGTAATTATTTAATGCCTTCCAATATCCATAAAGGTAGTTCATTAAACAAAATGAAAACAGACGAATTGAAACAAATGGCTTTATCGTTTAATATTACATCAGGAAACACGAAAAAATGTATAATTAAACAACTATTTGAATACTTTGATGAACATTCATTGAAACCAATTATAAAGACTAAAAGTAACGCATCCAATATAGATCTTATAACAATTGGTAAGAATATTAAAACAGAATTTGATAAAGTCGATTTTTCACAGGTTGAATGTGTTATCATAGAAAATCAGATATCACCCATTGCGAATCGCATGAAATCAATACAAGGAATGTTAGCTCAGTATTTTATTATGAGACACGACATAATACAAATTGAGTTTTTATCATCTTCCAATAAACTGAAGGGTTTCGATAAAGAACACGATACACTAGACTCGAATTACAAACAACATAAGATGGACGCAGTCTTTCATACCAAGCGTATTCTAGAGAACCAATCGTTTAGTTCATGGAAACCATACGTATTAGAACATAAAAAAATAGACGATCTAGCCGATGCTTTTTTACAAGGTTTATGGTATTTAAAAAAACATAATATTATTAATATTGCGTAGAACTTAAACATAAATTTTATATAATAATAATAGACAATGGAAGAAATAGATTTTAACAATTTAGAACACATAAACATTTCAATTGGAGACGCAGAAACTTCGCGATCAACGAGTAGTCTCGGCGAAGGAATGGAACTATTAATGAATGATAAAAAAACAAATGATACATCAAAGACTAAGATTGATTTAGGCGAATTGGATAGACTAGAAGAAGAATTGAACGACCTTTCGTCTGTTAATATTAGGACAGATTATACAAAAAGTGATTCTGACGTGAAAAAGGTAGATACTAATAATTCTTTTAGTGGATTTGCGAAATCTATATTTGGTATGAATGAAGATAAAAATGTAGAACATGTAACTGCCAACGATTCCAAATTGGGATCTTCTACTGCCGAATCTATGGGAACACGCAGTAAGACTTGGGACGGATTTACAAAATTAAGTGGTATGGGGGGTGATAGTAAACCTTCATCATCGTCAAACAATATGAACGATAGGGAAAAGCGACGAAAAAAGCGAATGATGTTGAAACATTTAGATGAGTGGCACGAAAGGGGAATCATCAAAAATATGTCCAAACTTACTATGGAGTCTAATTATGATGAAATTGAAGACGAATATGAGGGTGCTTTGGACGATAAGCATAAGCGAGATTCTGTGAAGATTCAGCAGAATTGGCTTATTACAATGGTAAATACAATCGAATATGGTAATTCGATGTTCGATCCATTTGGTGTGTCTCTTGATGGTTGGGGGGAATCCATCGGAGAGGATATCGATAGTTATAATGAAATATTTGAGGAGTTACATACGAAATACAAGGGGGGTAAAATGAGTCCAGAACTAAGTCTTTTACTCCGTCTAGGTTTTAGCGCGAGTGTCGTTCACTTTAGTAATAAAGCATTATCCACAGCTGCGCCCGGGTTCAATGATGTTATTAGACAGTCACCAGAATTGATGCGAATGTTCACGGATGCAACCGTTAGTTCTATGAAAGAAAAAGCACCAGGTATGTCATTTGCAAGCGAATTGTTGCAGCAAAATAGACCGGGAACAAATCATCCACCACCAGTTTCGGTTAAAACTCGCGACCAAGCGCCCCCGCAAAGACCTGGTATGACTTTCACATCAAATGATAATATTGGTTCTAATATGTTCAGAGAAACGGGTGTAAGCGTTGATTCGCGGTCATCTGTTAACAATCAACCCAGACAAGAAATGGCGGGACCAAGTAATACAAATATTAATGATATATTAGCTGGATTAAAAACTAAAAACGTTGATATTAGAAGTGACCCGAAAGATAACGATTCTGTAGTTAGTATTTCAAGTATAAAAGATATGAACGATATGATTCTTCCTAAGAAGTCGTCTAGACGAAAATCAGACAAAAATGTGATTTCACTTGATATTTGATCGTTTTATACATTTGAAATCTTCAATATCTATTACATTATTACGTATGGTAAATACATCATAATGTCAAAATATTTACACCCTTGAAGAATTCGTAAACTTGTTGAATGGGACTTCGTCACATTTTTTTCTTAAGGATTATGACCGATAAATTTCCAAATCTTCATCGGTTTAATTATTTCTTTTATTTGTTTGTCTGTTTTTTCTAGATTTTTTATTCTTGTTTTGTTGTCTGTTCTTTCTTCCGCCGCATGTTTTATTTTTGTTAGATCTACGGCTAAGTTGTCTACTTTTATTTTTTTGTTGTCTGTTCTTTCTTCCTCCGAAAAAATCAAATATTGAACCACTTCTATTGTTCTGGTTACCACCTTCTACTCCTCCTCCTTCTCCTTCTTCTACTTCTTCTTCTACTTCTTCTTCTACTTCTTCTTCTACTTTTTTTACTTCTTCTCCTCCTCCTTCTACTCCTCCTTCTTCTCCTCCTCCTTCTCCATTCGCATTACCACCTTGTTGCTTTTGTCTTTTGTAACCTTGTTTAGCATCCTTCATTGCCTGTGAGTATTTGTAATCTGCGTTCCGATTCTTACCGTTCTTGTAAGTCTGTTGTAAATGTTTCATCCACGCCGTTTGTTGTCTCATGCTATATAATATTGAAATATATTATTCTATAATTCGTTATATTATTATCTGGTTCTACTAAACCAATTGTATTACATTGATTTAATTCGTTTTTCCCATTTTGTTGATTGTGCTATTCTAAATATTCAATGGTGTATTATAAACCTATAACAAACTATAATAAAAAGAACTCAATATAATATAAAAATATGAATGCCGACGACGAATTAGTTGTTAATTTAATTGTAATAAGCAAGGTACAAATAAATACCAAATTATACACATCTGGTATTTACTTGAATTTAGAACAACCTAGTTACATACCGGAAAGTGTAAGACGATGGATACGACAAGATAGTAGGGATGAAACCATAAAAAAAATTAACCGTATAGTGACCCGAGCATTGGAAGAATATAAACGTAGTCCATTAATTTATAACTCGTATAAAGATCATTTATTGGACGCGAAGAAGGGTCTTTTAAATTTAAGAGAAACGTATTCAAATTGTATTCAAACAGTTGCACGCATAGATACACTGATTAGTAAGATTTCATCAATTGACCAACCGAATACTCTTTCTAAAATGTCGGTAATCGGTACGAACGCAATAACACTTCCATCGTTGCGCGTTGAATCCGCATTAAGCTGCGCGGAACCTTCCTCACTCTGTAACTCCGTAAAAACTACCCATGGAGTTGATATTTCGGATGAGCAAAGGTGTAATGATACAATTGCGTCTAAACTAAGTAACGATGAAGACGATTAGTAATAATAATAATTGTAAATAAACTTAAAGATTTTATTTCATACCGTGTATATGGTATATAATTTTGATGACTTTCTAGAAAACTATTTAACACAATATGTTATAAATATTGGAATTCAATTAATTTTAATGTTTAATATTATCAAAACGCACATGGGTGTGAATTATAATAAATTATACAACAATAATGAGTTATTTCATAAATGCATTGATACAATGCACGTGAACTCGTATTATTTAAAAAACTTAGTATTACCGTATTATATTGAACCGCCATTTTCATATTTTAAAGTATGTTATAAAGACCGTACTTATAAAGAACAGTATATGAATGTAGATTCCATTTTATATGATACCAATACAGCAACCACATTATCAGGGATGATTTCAACATATAAAAATATTTTTTCAGTTATTAAACCTATTATTAAACATAATGAACTCGAGTATCTGGTATTACTTCATTATAGGAATCTAACTGACGATTATATAATGTCGCGTTTGATGTATGATTCTAATGATAGTGGTAATAAATGCGAAGAGGTTTGTGATGTACAACCTACACGAAATTATTTTTTATCTGTTGAATATAGTCACCCAACTATGGAAACCACTATATCATTGAATTTAGACAAGAGATATTTAATTACTGGAAACGAATTATTTTCACCTTGTTTTGTATTGAAGTGTTTGAATTATCAAAAGGAACCATATGTGTTTGATAAAAGTTATAGTTTATCCATTTTAGACTCGGACATTAAAAATATTACTATTGGAAGTAGTCAATATATAAGATTAACCGGAGTCAAATACGAAGTTATAGAAATCAAATCAAATAATAAAAATGATTAGTGAAATCAATTTAAATAAAAAACACTTATACTATTAGAGACATGGAAACAAATGTCGCAACTTCGTTGAAAATATCTTCCCATCCATTGCTTGGTATATGGAATTTGTATTTCCATTTACCACAGGATAAACGGTGGGATATTAAAAGTTATGAAATAATCGCAAGTGATATTAATAGTGCTGAGCGTGCAATTATAATAAATGAATCTCTACCTGAAAAGATAGTCAAATATTGTATGTTATTTATAATGAGAAAAGGCGTTACGCCGATGTGGGAGGATCCGGCGAATCGTGATGGTGGTTGTTTTTCATTTAAAGTATTGAATAAGGTTGTTGATACTGTTTGGAAAGAGTTATTCTACGCCGTATGTGGCGAAACTCTATTTAAAAACAAATCACATAATAAAAATGTTACTGGTATTACTGTGTCACCAAAACGCAATTTTTGTGTAATCAAAGTATGGCTAGGTGGTTGTTCTATCCAAGATCCTAATACAATGATCGATATCTTAAATCTATCCAAAGAAGGTTGCTTGTTTAAGAAACATTCCTCAGCTACGAGTTTTAAGAAGAATTAGAATTATAATACAAAATTTTATTGGTTTTTGTATTATACAAGTTTATTTACTATAATCTAGGAAGATCTGCTAGACACATTCTAATCTCACCTAGACTAGCGACATCATATTTTGCGATCAATGGTAGATCATTTCCAAGATACAATTCTAGGTTTGTACACAATGGTGTACATTTAATAAAGTGACTTAGACTTTTCAGTGAGAATTCTCCTTGGACGACTACAGACATATCTGGTTTTTTAGAAAATTCCATGTTTCCACTAGACTCTGAACGGAATATATTTGAACTTGCGAATGTTCCTTTACACGCAAACGTTAAATCATTGCCTGATGACTTTATCTCGATCCTATCTGATATACCGTTCATATCGCGAATTATTTTCTGAAAATCAGTTGTGGGTAAATTTATAGTAATCGGATACGTTACGTCTGGCACTATGAGTTCTTCTGGGTCCGGTTCAATCAATCGTAATTTCTGTGTGTATCGTTGTTTAATGTCTCCATTATCGTATTGTAATCCCAGGTGTGAAACTACACCATCATGATAGTCTTCTTCGTCAATATAGATAGTTAATGTATCGTCGTTAGACATTGTTGAAATCAATTTGAATAAATGTAGTGTATTTGCACATACTATAATTTTATCGGGGTCACATCTATATTGTTCAAATCTATCAGCATATAATATTACATTCACTAATATAGTATGTGTCTTATCAAAATTAATTATTTTCAATCCTTGTTTTGTAAATGTTATAGAAGCATCTGTTAAAACATCTTTCAATGCTGTTATTGTATTCCGAATGGGAGAGACCTGAACACTTTTAATTTCAAGAACACGTTTTTTTGATTCGTTCATATTATTATATTAGTGTATATGTGTTTATAATATTTTACTGTTTATATATTTTAACTAATAAATATAATCGTTGGACGATGCTGGAATTATCACTTTATTTTTTTTGTTAAGTTGCATTTATCGTTTTTTATACATAGTGATTTCGCCAATTTTAATGATTTACTATTCGCATCGCAACCGTTTTCCAATAAATGGTAATCTACAATTGCTGCATTACCTCCAGTAAGTGCAGAAGCTAGACGGGCATATCCCCAGCTGTGAGGGGTTTGGTTTGGACGAGAACCCGAACTTAAATATGCACCCTCACCTTTATTTATTATTTTTTTCAATGTATCTATACTACATTTGCTTTTTTCTGCTAATTCTTTATTTGGTGTCGCATTTTTAACTTTGTATAATTGTTGTAGTCGCGCCATGTGATTTGAACGACGACTTTTGAAACTCTTTATTTTCGGTCGTATGAAATACTTACCTTTCTTATAATCTTTTCTTGATTTATTCAAATATTTCATTTGTTTTGTCTTGTCTTTTCTTGTTAAATTTCTAGGCACATAGCGAATAGGAACTCTATCGCTTTTGTTTATTTTGATGCGAACCATCTATATATATATTATTATAAAAAAAACAAGATTTTGTTCCATTGATTCAAATGTTCAGTGGTTTTACATAAACTCTTACTAGTTAAGTGTGCGATTTCCAATGTCAAACCAGTATACCCTCTCGTTATTCAAAATAAAACCGATATAAACATTTCGTTATATTAATGATAGTATGAATATATTATCACCCCAATTATCGTGTCATATAACACCAGTGTTAGCAATTGTAGGTTATTTAACATATCCCGAAAAATTACGGATAAATCCTACATTATTGTATACATTGTCTGTTATTCATAATGGAATATTGGTTGTATTTAGCGCTTGGACTTTTGTATCATTATCGCGTATTATTTATACTGACGGAATAGTATTCCAATCTAATTATTATTTTCAAAATCCGCATTTTGATACTGTTATTTACTGGTTTTACATCTCAAAATACTACGAGTTATTCGATACATTCTTATTATATTTGAACGGTAAATCGCCTATATTCCTTCAAAAATATCATCATATAGGGGCGATCATTTGTTGGCATTTACCTTATGTGTATAAAGTTGATGCTATTTGGATACCAAGTATCGCAAATTCTTTCGTCCATACGATAATGTATTCTTATTATTTGGGTTGTTTATTGAGAATCAATCAAGTTCGTTTTATAAAAAAATATATAACCACTTTACAGATAGCACAATTGTCGTTTGGACATTATCATGTTTTGGT